AGTCATCGCCGGCGGGAGGTGGTGTGGCGGTATGGGGCGAAGCCCCAGAAGCCAGCGCGACCTATACCCTCAGCGAGGATATTATTTAATAAAACTTCAAATAGGGGAATCCCCTCCCCTCAATTAGATGAAGGAAGTAGACGAAACGCCCCTAACTGAAAATGAAAGTGAACCCGGAATGTGGGAGGTGTTCGCCGCGATCAAAGAGACGATGCTGACCTATCGCCATAAGATTCTGGCCTTGGAGAAGCGGATAGCCAACCTAGAGACACAGAGAACGCCCCAGGACGAGAACGACGATCCGGAGTGGTACTGATGGATCTCACCGTCAGCGAACGGTTCTGGAAGATGGACAACAGATTCTGGATTGTCGACGACCCTGACTTCTGCCCCGTTGTGGGAAGCATGGTGGTCGGCTTCATGGCGAAAGAGGAGCTCTGCTGCGATGGAGCCAAGCTCGGGATGAATAGTCCCTCGAGAGAAGTTGACATGGAAGAGTTGGTCGACATCCTCAGCAATCACGGTTCGGTTTTGCTTTGGGATTTGCACACACGGGACACGTTGCTGATGACGAAGAGGGTGAGCTGATGCCAGGCATAACCGCGAACCTGTCGAATGCTGCCTTCGCCATCTGGGAGGAGGTTCCACGGAAGACCCGTCAATCACCACTAGGAGATGCTGGGGAGAGAGGTCGCTCTGCCTGGCTGTCTGCGATCATCCTTGACCATCATCAGCAAATGATTCTCCACAGCCACCAGAAAAAAGAATTGTCTCGTTCGAATCGAGAGATGAAGGAAAGGCTTCTGAATATGACCGCAGCAAGGGACAAGCTGCAAGATATCGTCAAAACACTTCTACCGACTCGCCCGTGGCCAAGGACCGATGACCCCAAATCGTAGTCGTTACTCCCCTATGTGAAGGTCCACTTTCAGGATCCTTCGTTAGGAGGAGGGCCGAACCACGTCCAGTTCGGGTTGAGCAGGTTGTACATGATCGCACCCAGGGAGAAGTCGCCCGCTGCAGGACCGGCCTCGCCAGTGCGCTCGCGCTCCGCCTTGGCGGCTTCCATCTGTTGCTTGATCTTGTTCGGGTCGAGGTCGAAGGCTGTCGGCCACATCGTATCGTAACCCAGGGCCTCGGCGATTGTTGCCAGGCTGTAAATGACTTGGATGATTCTCAGGGGGTCGTCCAGCATCGCGGCGATTCGGGGGACCCCAAGACCCTCGAAGAGAGAACCGGCTCCGGAGGTGACTTGCTTGAACTGGACTGCAGCAATCAGGGAGTCCAACTGCTCTGACTGCTTGTCCTGCAGGCTGATGCGGTACTCTATCACCTGGTCCGGATCCCTCTTGGTCATGTGAACGCACCAGCCAGATCACCGAGCAGGGCTGCGATGTGGCCTCCGCCCACGAGCCAGCCCAGGACGAAGACGAAGGCGTTGTCAAGCACGAGCCGCTTCAACTGCTCGGGGAAGCTCTCATCGTCGTGCTCGTGGTGCTCAGGCATCCGGCATCACCGGCCATGCATCGCATGCCTCGTTACTCGAAGGAAAGCCACCGAGATCGCGCAACGCCTGGCGGTACTCCAACCACGCCTGGCTAATTGTGCGATCATTCATGGCTCGCCAGTCGGATTCTTTGAGGTAGTAGTCGCGCATCTCTCGGACCTGCTTCCATGTGACATCGTGCTTGCCCTGGTCGATGATGTCGGGGCCGGCATAGGTAGTGTAAGAGCGATCCATCACCACTTCACTCCGATGTTGATGGGGTCATAAGCGGTAGGTCCCAACGCAGTATAGTCGGAGATGGTATGGTTCCCGGTGCCGCTGGCGTCGGCTTCGAGGATTGCCATATCCGGCGCAGATACACCATTTGGCGCCGTGCAAATTGCAGAAGTCCCAGCAACGGTGATTTCTATGTTGGTGAAAGATGGTTGCGAAGCCATAGAATCGAAAAACTGCCCTATCCAGTACTGCGTTCCTCGGACGGTTTCAATATCGGCGCTTGAGACTGTCTGGGTTATGATCCCTGTGCTCGTCGTAGCCAGGACGAACTCGCCCAAGAATGTCTTTGGAACTCCATTATCGTCGCTGTAAAAGCCGAGGTCGATGGCGCCTGTCCCACCGGAATCAGCCCCCACGTAGATATCCACCTTGGAGATCGTGCCCGTTTGCGGTGAAATGAAAGGGTGCCATATCAGATTGTTATTGCTGCCGGCGATCGTTGTGTGTATTCTGTTAACGCAGCCGAATGGCGGAAGCGCCATGATCCGCACCGGATCATCGTCCCCGTCCCACTCGTAGGCCGTGAGCTCTGCGTTGAACTCGTTGCCACCCCCACCACCACCGCCTGCCTCGAGCAGTCCCGTCCACTCCGATTTTACGCAGAGCCTGGCCAGGTTCACGATAATGAGATCTAACATTTCTTGTTCGTTCATGTCCTCGATAGAGATGGGATCGCCTACGCCCTGGACCTGCTCGAACGTCACAGAGTCGAGATCGAGGTTCTGCAGTAGTGGAAAGACCCTCTTCGAAGGCTTACGATCCTCAGCTCTCATGCTAACAGCCCCTCCCACTCCGATTTTACACAGAGCCTGGCCACATTCACGATGATGAGGCGAATGCATTCTTCTCGATTTAGGTCCTCGATGGTGATGGGATCACCGACTCCCTGCACATCGGTGAATTGAATCTGGTGCTCCTGGTCCCCCGCCTCGAGAGTCTTGGTCTTCAGTAGCTTGTACACGCGCGGAGAGATTGAATGAGTCATCATCTCATCCCCACGACGAGCATGACATATCCCCAGAAGTTGTTCGGGATCGCACTAGAGATGTCGAACGGTCCCGGCCCTGCCCCGGTTCCAGTGCCCACTCCCCCTCCATTACCTGCTGCTGCTCGAGCGGCTGCGGCTGCTGCCCTGTTTGCCTCTTGCTGTGCTAGTCTCCTCTGGATCTCGGCCAGTTGTGCAGCAGATACCCCGCCGATCTGTTGGCCAGTCCCCGTGAGTTCATACACACTCTGAACCTGAACCAACGCCGACACCTCAGCATATTTTCTTTGAACGAGTCTTGACGATTCTCTCTATTGCATCGAGGTCTTTTGTCGAGATGAATCCCCGCATGTAGAGCTTCTTTGACTTCGAGAGGATCTCCGCGAGTCTTCTGCGGCCCGCGAGGAACTGGGCTTTGAAATTCAGGTTGACGGGTGCACTGAGATCAGCTGGGAGTGGCTGCTGGACACTGGGGTCGGTGTCGGTGACGCTGCCGACGACGTTGCCCAGGGCGTCGACGATGTACGCTCCGTTGGTTTCGATTAGAGCTCCGTCGACTGTGATGAAAGTGGCGGACATGCAGGTCTGGCCCTGCAGAGTGTCACCGATGCTGTTTCCAGTCTGGATATCGACCAGTTCGTTAGTGGCCCCGCCGGTCGGCGTGACATGGAAGATCCTCGAGATGCCCTGGTTGGTGTAGACGGCGAGGCTAGCTCCTCGGTCGGCTGCAGTCTGGGTCATCACCTTGAGGAGGTCACCGGCCTGCAGCGTAAAGGGGGCCCACAACCTCGGAGTGAAAGTGGACGCACCCTTCACACAGACGGCGATGTTTGCAGCCACGACGCCTTGGCGGAGGATGTAAGCGTATGAGATGCCGACAGAGCCACTCACGAGTCCATGGGTAACGGTCTTGCCAGGCGCATAGTCTCCAATGTTGATCGCACTGACGGTGTACACGGTGTCCGTGGTCAGCGACGTCTCAGTTCCCTCGACGACTTCGAGCTTCAGGGGGATGTTCGTCCCGTCACTGCAGGCTAGGTTCCCTACGCAGGTGGTTGTTGCCATAGGATCACAACCTCACTCCGATGCCAAGAGGCTTCATCATATTGCGATTCACGTTGGCGATGGGCTTCCGTAGGAGCTTCTTGGCGAATTTGAAGGTGATGCCGATCCCTATTGCCTGCACGGCCATAGCCTGATACGATGCCATGAAGTTTGTCTGCATGGCGTCGAAGGACGATCCGGGGTCAGCGACCAGCGAGGAGAGTGAGACACTAGCACCGCCGTTCGTGGTCGCTAGTCCCATACCACCGGAGCCGTCGAATCCGATGAAACCCACCGGGGTGTTGTTGGCAACGCCGCCGACGAGCACCGATGCGTAGGCGTAGCTCTCTGCGAGATTGATGAGGCTGATTGTCTTGGGTGATCGCCGTCTCGACCTCTTCTTTCTACGTGCCATTGGGGGTGAAAGTGAACAAAGTCGCTAATAATGCTATTGAAACTTGTCAATTGTCGATTCGAACGTACCATCAGGCGCTCTTTGCGTAACAACGGCGTCGATTGTGTTCATCTTCTGAGCCGCCATGCCTTGAATGAGCTGTGCCAAGGCAGCCTGGATCGGGTTCGGGGGCTCGAAGTCACCGATCCCACCCTCGAGCATGCGATCGATGGTACCCTTGAGTGCCAGGGCGAGGCGTTCATCGAGTAAATCCAGCATGTTTGCTAGCTCTATCCTGAGCCAGAGGGCCAGAACGATGATCGAGAGTATGCAAATGACGTTCAAAACGCCCAAAATGATGATTTCCAAGCCTACCATGTCCGTGCAACCGCCGTCTACCGACCGTGTACCGACCGTGCAACCTAAAATCATGCCGAATAAGGGACAAACTCCAGAGAATCTTGATATCTGGTGGCTAATGTGGGCTAGTCATCGCCGGCGGGAGGTGGTGTGGCTGTATGGGGCGAAGCCCCAGAAGCCAGCGCGACCTATACCCTCAGCGAGGATATTATTTAATAAAACTTCAAGTAGGGGAATCCCCTCC